AATTAAGATTAAAAACCTTTTCCTCAAAATCACTATCGTGCGGACTTCCACCAATGCGATACCATTTTCTTTTTTTGTAATTATGACACTCAAATCTTCGGACGAAATTTTGTTTGCCTGTTTTCTTATCAAACTTACTAGCAATGGGGATGGTAGATTGGTCGCCATAGAACATAAAACATTCGTTGGCAGGATGCGGCCAAGTTCTCATTTGTTTCCCACAATAACTGCAATATCTTATATTCAATTTGTTTTCTTCGCGCATTTTTTACAATAAAATATATCCACCAAACAGGAACCAATTCTTTTCTGATTCCTTAGATATTCTCTAAGTTGCTCTATCATATCAATGTTTGTGGCACTGCCTTAATTCTAGCCTCTGCTATTTTAATATATTCCTCTTCACGTTCTATCCCTATGAAGTTTCTGTCTAATTGCTTACACGCTACACCCGTTGTTCCTGAACCCATGAATGGGTCTAATACAGTATCACCCTTTTTGCTTACTAATCTTACAAGCCAAGACATTAAGTGAAGTGGTTTTACTGTTGGATGGAAATTTTGCTTTAGGGTGTTAGTTCTATTTCGTGGATTATCTCCGCCCGCACCATCATCTTTTTTCCTATCTGAATGTCTTTTGTGTTCCATCCCTTCGCACCCCTTATTTCTTTCACTCTTACTTGCCTTTGGTGTTTGAATAAGCCCGTGCTTTTCGCCCCAGACATCTATATCAAAGTAGCGGGATTTTGAGCCAGAGTCGTTGCTAAATCTTTTCATTGCTGTTTTATCTGTAATTTCTTTGTTATTCCCAAACGAACCACCATAACTTGCTTTACCGCCTCCGTGGCTTTTCGTCATCTCCCCATCATTCAAAGCATCATCTGTTACAAGCAGGTTGGCTGGGAAGCGACCTTGAGTTGGATTCCCTTCAAATTCTTTCATACCAAATGCTAAATTCCGTCTTGTTATTCCATCTTTATTGGATGGTCTTGCACCAACTGTATCGCTTGTCGGTATCCGACACCCATCAATATCCAAAGCACCTGTGCCGTGTTTTATACAATTTTCTACGATAGTTTTTTCTGATAGTGGTTTTCTTGCTAATACAATCGGTTCGTGTGCTGGTTTCAGGGCTGTGCCGAAGCCTTCCCATTGGGAGTTGCCTTTGGTTAAATCAAATTCTGTTTCGCCACTAAAATTAGCAATAGTCCCCTTTGTTAAACCCGCCTTACCCTTTCCAACAACTTCTCTTTCCAATTCATCTATATTATCAAATGGTAATTCTAAAAAATCTTTTATCTTATGATACTGTTCAAGTGTAAGACCTTGTATCTTTTGTTTATTCCACAACCATCCAGTTGGTTTTCCATTTTTACTCGGAAATAACATTGTCAGTTCTTTTTTACTTATCCCCTTTTCATCGGCAATTTTTAATATATAATCAATAAACCAAGATAGATTTTTACCACCTCTTTTATCATAAGCCTTCCCCACATTCTGGCTTTTGGGAAATCCACTCGCATAAATCCATTCCAGCATATCTCTTATCTCAAAACCTGCATCTTCAATAGCACAAGTCATTCTGTGATATGTTCGTGTTCCACCGAAAGAAAGTAAGTGTCCGCCCGCTTTTAGCACCCGCAAACATTCTTTCCACAACTCAACATTGTAAGCTATTCCAGACGCATCCCATTTTTTGCCCATAAATCCCAGCTCGTAAGGTGGATCTGTTACAATAGAGTCAACTGAGTCCTCTTTTAGCTTCTTTAATTCCTCTATGCAATTTCCTAATATCAACTTCATTCAGTTATATTGTTGGAGTGGTATCGTCAGCGCTTACCACTACAAGGTTACTTCCTGTTACGTTATCAATATCATTCATACTTCTTTTTAAACTCCTTTTTAAACTTCTCATTAGCTCGTGCGTCAGATAAAAAATCCTTTAGATCGTCATATATTCCCCAATAATGACATGTGTGACAGCTCCAGTATGGGACATCACATCGAGGACCGTAATTCCGGCGGATGTAGTTGTAGAATTTTTTGAGGTTGATTCCTGTTTGGACTTGTTCGTGTTTCATAGGCTAAAATTCTCGGGAAACACCTCAGTATTAGGTTGAGCTTGAGGATAAAGAGTCTGAAATAAATTGTTAGATGATTGAAACTGTTGCCAATACTTTTCTAGTTTACTTTCATCCATCGGAAGCCAACTATATCGTTTTTTAGTTTGATTCCCTAAATGCAGTATAGCACCCTTGGTTACTTTCTCAGCTTTGCAGTAGGCCGCGACTTGCGCTCGGTGGGAATCATAAACTGATTTGGAAGTCTTGTAGTCCACAAGATACTTCTCACCATCGATCTCACAGAGCAGGTCTACTGTACCGGCGTACTTATCCTTTGCGTTCCACGTCGTAAACTCATGCCTAAGTATCTTAGGCATGAATTCTTGATGCCAATCGAGAAACGCCTGCAAGCAACGGTGAATCTTTAGAGATCGTTTGGGATTGAATTGTTGCTGGATGGCTTCAGAGGAGATGCTTTCTTTGTTGACCATACGATCAATGGCATCGTGAACAAAAGTGCCTTCTTCACCAGCCTCTTCTTTGATGGCATCAGCATTCATGCCAACACGTTTCATCCATTCGGAAAGGCCAGGACCCGATGGATAGGCAACACCTAAGATGTAGGTGACGGATGGGACGAAGACACCATCTCTACTATAGTATCTTTCATCAAATAATTGATTGGTGTGTTGTATTATTTCGGCCATATAATTACGTTTCGTTTTTTAAGGAAACGCCATGTCTTCCATTCGGCTTTTAGGATGGTTAGGATTTTCATATTATTCAATTTCAAACTGTGAATTATCACTAACAATCATGTCAGCACAAGCAACACAAAATAGGTCATCACCAATCCACTGTTCGCCTAAGTCTTTGCAATCCGAACGGACACAACTAGGCAAGTCTTTTTTGATTCCTTTCAAAATTTCGTCGTTGATGTCAACAACATCTTCTAGGAGAGTTTTAGTTCTTTCAAGAAGAGCAAATATTTCTAAATTTTCCATAGTATTTTGATTAGCCATATAAGTGACCACCAAATAACGGAGGTGGATGGGTGTTGCAAAGAACACATTGAAATACTTTGGGGTACTTCGATGGGGGTCACGTAGATGATTCCCACATTTGGGATAAAGCAGATAGGCTCCTGCAAATCAGGCTTCTCTCTGTGTCCGACTTGTGGGTTTCTATCTGTCTTTAGTATGTCAATCTTTTTGAACCTTGTCAAGTTCAGAGGATAAGCCTACAGTTCCACAAGAATTGGACTTATCCACAGTCTTTTCTACTTGTTCATAATACCGATGCCTGTAACATTTTGTGCATAAACCGAAGGCCTTGTGAGGAAGATCAATGGTTTTACATTGGAGGCAACTTGTTTCTTGTAATCGTTTAAAAACCATACAATCGTACTATATCAAGTACAGCAAATCTTGACAATCTTGTCAAGGTTCTATATACTTTCATCTCTGATTCTGTTGATACGAGTCTCGGCGGTAAAATCACGTGAGGGTTCATTCTC